TTTTGTGTCAGCGTCTAAACAACAATGACCCATGACCAGGCAGCCGGGTAAACGCACTCAACACGCTAAACTCGGTCCGAACCGAATTCACTAAACACGAAGACGGGATGAGGAGGTCGTCAATCTAAGAAGATATTCAAAACATCGACTTAGACGCCCCCAACAACGATCTAAACAGTCCGCGTTGGAAAGACCTGAATGTATCTACTTGAATTTTATCACCAACCACTACGAAAGATAAAGCATGGAACGTTACGCAAGTAAACCTGATACACTAAACGCTCTCAAAAGCATGTCAGAACCCGACTTCCTGGTAGGTTTAGAAGCTTCAATCGATGACGACGATATCGACGGAACGATTGAAGTTACAGCCGACCAGTGCGTAGATGTGTACTATGTGTCCATTTACAAATGCGGTCTGGGTTATTGGTGCGTTATGGTAGATGGTTGCGTCTGGGGAGCACCCATCGTCTGGAACGGTCCACGGGCCGACTACGACACCGAAACAAACGAGCAAATCGCCGCTAGGTTCAAAGATTTGCTGATAGGAGTCGCTTCTTAATACCGTGTGTATTGAACAGACTCATTCCCAATCACTCCGTGGTTGGTGTGTTCGCCCCGGCTACGGCCGGGGCTTCTTTTCCTACAAGGATGATAAGATGTCCATAGAACTTGAAGACGATGTCGACTTCCATCGATTTGTACTTCGCGGATCACCAGCTCGCGTGCTCAACACTCTACAGTGCGTGAGCGTGATCGAGGCACGAATGGCCGGTATGTACCAAGTACAGGTCGAGCCCTCCGTGGTCACCCATATGTTTCTCAACGACTTCGACCTGGAATCAGAACTCATCGAGTTCTGCATGATAGGTTGTTCCGATGAAGACTTATGGACGTTCGAGCCTTTCAAAAGGCTGTATAACCGAGTCTTATCGCACTACTGTCTGGAGAGATAGTTATGACGCGATCTTACATGGCTGTCCGTCTGACCCCGAGTCAGACAAAAGAACTCAACCTGCCCGAGGATTACGAATACGTTCGGTCCGCTTTCTATATGGGTTTACCATATATGGAGGTAATGAATCGGGTCCGCCTAGACTGTTTCGCTGAAGAGAGGAAATCGGTAATCGAGACGGCTAAGCTGCTCGGTATCAGCGACGACGATAGAGTTTATTATACCACACTCAAAAAGGGTTGAATAATGCTAGTAATTGTAGACAACACCCAACATGTCGTCGCGGAATTTCGCGCGACGGTTGGCACCATCTTTTCAAGAAAGGTTATCACATCAGGGGATGCGTCACGGATAATGGCCGTGTTGCGTCACATCCCTCGGGACCTGCTTCAAGTCGAAGTCAAGTACCCGAAACTCGGCTCCATGTTCTTTCCTTTTACAACTTACGGAAACGGTACTTCTATGAACCTCGATTTCTACGCCCCTCGTTCTCTGGATATTCCTGAGACCAATGACGATCCTCGTGACGCGTACTACTTCGTGCCACTGCCGGCCGAAACTCCAAACGACGGATTTCTTTCATACGCAACGATTGAGTCGATCAAGGACGTGTTTACACTTCCCGCTCGTACAGTCATCATGTTGCGCGCCGATCAGGAAAACATTCTCCAAGCGATCTCTGATTACGCGGCCTTGTTCAAAGTCGATCCCAAGGTGTTAACTGGTCTGCCGGGAGCCGTCTACTCCGCCACCTTCGAAGAAGCCTCGTGGGCCTTCGACAAAGTGGCATACGTCCCGTTCATCAATGAACTTTCGAGCGCATCCGACATTAGTGCGCAACTGGCCGCGGAAAAACAGACCCCGTACGACGTCGAGAAGTCTAACTACACTCGCGCCAATGGAACTGTTAAACAGCATCAGAACTTTCTCAAGCCTGAGGAAGATGACGATATTGCTGACGAAACTTCGGGATTTTCTCTGTGACCACAAAAGACGACTACAAGAGTAGTACGTCTACACGTGTCAAGGACGAGGTTCCACCACCCCGGTGGGGCAAGGTACCGCCGTCTGAATACAGAAAGACGTATGGCGTCCTCAAGTCCGTCACTGAAGAAACTTTCTTCAACGACATGTTTGCCAATGGTGCATCGACACACGCGACTCCGCTGATTACGCGTGCATCTGTAACGTTACTCCCCGGAGTCTACTCCTTCGATAAACCAGTCCTTATGTTCCAACGTGCTCTGGTCGAGAAACTCAATTCTGAGTTCCCGGTCGACACGGACAAAGACGGCTTCACGGCAAGCGGCATCTACACGAACTTCGATCGATTGAAGTGTCCCGCAGGGTACTTGATGAACCCGATGTCGTACGTATCGGTGGACAATGAGTCATATCGAAAGGATGAACTCGGACTTACGCTCGAAATGAACCAACGGGAGCGTGCTATCACGTCGGAACTACTCCATTTAGTATTCTCACGAGTGGTGCCTCACGCGGTTAACGTGCCGAAGATATCGACAAGCGGGATGCGCCGGTTCACACATGACGTTCAGTGGAAGCTTGCTTTTGCCGAATACGTCATGGACGAAGGAAACTTCGACCGTATGCTCAACGCTATCGAGACCAACGACTACGTCACGCTAGCCAATGATTTCGAAACCGTCTATGCCTTTTATTTGCAGAAGCGGGGACAAGTCGACACACCAGGAAAGGAGCGCCGCGTCTTCGACCTCGAGTACGCCCGATCAGGCGGAGAGAAGGGTCGAGAGTTCGCCGCCGATAAATCGGTGGTGATCAACGGTGAGAAATTCGAAGATTTCTCTGCCATTCGAGCCCGCGTGGTCCAAGCCGGACCGTGGGTTATAAACTGCTTCCTTCAGGTTATGTCAACGAGCACGCTCTACGCGTTATTCGACGACTACCCGAAGGTGTTTCACGTCAACACACCCGAACAAATTGAGGAGGTGATCCACGGTAAAGCCATTTTCTGCTCTGACGTTAAGGAGTACGATCGTTCGATGCATATCGACGATATACGACTCTTTCACGACGTGATGAAGGAGTACTGGGACGAACGCTTAGTCAACGCATCGTACAGGTTATTCACTGCTCCGTACTACTCGAGACCTCTGGAACTCGGTGGCCGGAAAGGAGTTTGGGTGGGCGATCCTCGCGATCCGTCTTTTGAACTGCACGGTGGAAACAGGTCCGGGCACGCCTTCACGTCTCTTGTAGCCAAAGTCCTCAAGGTCGCGGACTCGTTGATCGTG